GCCAGCGCATCGCACAACGCGCCAACATTCCTGCTATCGAATTTAAGAACAACACAATTTACGTCACCACGATGAACCAACGCCCGACCGTCGGTGCGATTGCCGTTAAGGAGAAATTCCAATACGGTGCTGCCCAGTACGCGCAAGGTAACTTGGGTATCGCCATCGAAACTGGCGCGTTCCTGATTCCAAAGGCTGTCTTGAACCTCAAGAACGAGGGTGCAATCGTCAACAACCTTCAGTTTCAGATGCAAGCTGTCACTAACGCAATGGCGATGGATCTGAACCGTCAAGCCTATGGCGACGGAACAGCAACCTTGGCATATGCCTCGGGGTCTGGCACATCGACCACCACGATTAACCTCAAGCCCAAAAATGCCGCTTCAACACTGTACAACAACGACATTCCGTTGGCTGTCCGCTACTTCACTATCGGCATGAAGATCAAAGTCGGCTCGAACGCTGTCACGACAGTTGCCTCGGTTACTGGCGACAACACCATTACGGTTGATGACGCCCAGACCTTCAGCAATGGCGACTCGATCCTTAAGTACACTGGCTCGGACACGCTTGCCAGCGAAATGGACGGTCTCGCAGCTATGGTCAACACAGGCGACACCTACATGGGTATCGACGGTGCGACCGACGCTACCTGGAACGCCAAAGTCAACACCAACAGCGGTGTTGCTAAAACAATGGCTAACAGCGTCACTGACCTGAACAACATCTTCCTTCAGTCTGCCGCGACTGGTAATCCGAAGCTCATTCTGATGAACTTCACCGAATACCAGAAATGGGCCGAAACCCTGACCGATCAGATGCGGTTCCAAGGCTCAGGGGAACTCTACGGTGGCTGGAGCGGTCTGAAATTCATGGGTGGCAAAGCAACGGTTGTTCTCGACTATGACTGCCCGGATGATCGGATCTATGTTCTTAGCCCGGAATACCTCTTCCGCGCTGATTACCAAGACCTCGAATTTGAACCAGGCACTCTCGGCAACGGCAGCCGACTTGTCCAACAGCTCGACTACGAAATTGTCGCTGACTGGATGGGTAACATCGGCACTGTTCTCCGCTCAGCCCACGGTGTCCTGACCAACCGCGTCGGCTAACTTAGGGGCGGAGGCACAATGCTAACACTCAGGCCAAACGCGCTTCAACGCGCACATAACCGCGAGATGGTAGACAAAGTGGCCGAAGCCAATAAGACGGAAAAAATCGGCAAAGCCCCGGTCAAGGAGTCGAGACTCCTGGCCGGGGTGATAGCCGAGATCAATCGCAAGGGCGCATGGCGAGACCGTAAAAAACAGGAAGAGATCATCGCAAAGGTCAAACGGTATCATAAAGTCTAGGGGCAGGATTGCTCCTAATTTGATTAAGGAGAGATATGGATTACCAACCTAAATTCGTAATTGGACAGCTCGTCCATTATGTCGGTGATCCATCAGGTATCAACGGAACTGTCAAGTCGATCACGCAGACAGCAGATGGTTTTCGCTATACAATCACGTCGCAGGACGTAGATGTGCAGGCCAGGAAGCTGCTTGAAGGCATTAAGGCCAACCTGCTTGAGAGCGAGCTTGAAGAAGTTGTGCTTGATGAACCGGCTACAGAGGAGGCACAATGACCGCATTTTCAGAGAAGACCTCCATGCGAGGCGTTGTTGAACGCCGTCGCTTTGATACGGAACGGCTAGATCATGTTCGTCTAATACTTGCGACAGAGCAACTATCAGACGACGAAAAAGACCAGTTATTTGACTGGGCTGCTAAGCCAATGTTCGCAGAGAACCGTCTTTGGAGACTGATCCGTAAATGGCTTGGTATTGATCTACGGATAGCTGGGCTGACTGGCGTCTGGACAAAACAAGCGATTTTATGCAATACCATTACTAACGTCGGTAAGAAGATCAGCGCCGAGCAGGTCGGTGGGACGACGACTGCCCCAGTGACCGCTATCGCAATCGGGATTGGTACGCCTTCCGCTACGGCTCTTGGCAGCGAGATCACCACCAACGGTGGCCAACGTGGTGCAGCAACCGTCACAAACCAGACAACCTCATCGACTGGCGATACTGAGCAGTGGGTCAAGACATTCAACTTTACTGGCACATTCGCCGTCACCGAGGAGGGTTTATTCGACAATAATACCTCGGGTGGTAACATGCTCGCCAGCCAATCCTTTTCAGCTATCAATGTCATCAGTGGTGACTCGGTACAATTCACGCATAAAGTCCAGTATAGCTAAGGAGGAGCGATGGCCTACGATGCGATCAACAACTTCGCCCTCTCCACGGTGGCGACTGCTCCTAGCCCAGCGGCCTCCGGCACATCCCTGGTGGTTGCTGCCGGTGAAGGGTCGAAATTCCCCACTGCACCATTTAATGCAGTTGTGTGGCCTGCCAATAGCCAGCCGACCACCGCTAATGCGGAGATAGTCCGTGTAACTAATATCTCCACGGATACATTCACTATCACACGCCAGGCTGAGGGTACATCTGCTCGTACAATTATTATTGGCGACCAGATCATGCTTCCAGTAACTAAGCGAACGCTGGAGGCAATCCAGAACTATGCCTCCCAGGATGGCTGGATTGCTGCACAAAATCAGGCTGGTACGGCTGAGACGTGGACGTATGCCGCAGCAGATGACCCGACGTTCACTTTCACGATCAGCGGGGATTTTACCACCAAGTATTACGCCGGGATGCGGATTAAACTTACCCAATCGACCGGTGGAACTAAATATTTCATCGTAACCAAGGTGGCGTACTCCGACCCGAACACGACCGTTACAGTCTATGGTGGTACGGACTATAACCTAGAAAATGAAGCGATTACATCTCCGTACTGGTCAATGATGAAGGCGCCGGCGGCCTTTCCGCTCGATCCGACAAAATGGACAGTTATTACCACAGACACGAACAGCAACTCACAAGCTAGTCCGACAGCGACGACTTGGTATAATCCAGGAACGACATCAATCACGGTTCCCATTGGTGTCTGGAGGATCAACTATCAGGCGAATATAGCCACCGACCAAGCCGGGGGTACTTCATCAGACTCCGATGTCTCGATAACGCTCTCTACTGCTAATAACTCGGAATCCGACACCGATCTTACGGCCCAAGAGCGTTTCTATAATGACACAAATCAGAAGGTGTTGAATACGACAATAATCCGAGAGAAGACCCTGGTGCTCACCAGTAAGACCCAATATTATCTCAATGTGAAGACAACTATTGCATCCGCTAATAGCATCAAGGTCAACGGCAACGTATCTAAAACGATAATCCGTGCGATCTCGGCCTATCTCTAGGAGGCTTGATGATCGGAGGGGTCTATTATGGCGAGACCTATTACGGCGGTCATTATTCGACCTGGCTGTATTCTTCGACGTTTACAGAGACAGTCGCGCCATCTGATACCCTCGTGAGAAGCACTACGCGGTCGGCATCTGACGGTATGACAATTGCCGATACCTTAGTGAAGAGTACCACCCGATCCCTCGTCGAGAGTGCGCTGACACTATCTGATACGATTATCAAAAGTATCGGCAAAAATCCAACGGAATCTGTGACGGTGGGCGACTCTCTAGCAAGACAGCTTACATTGGGTAGAATTTTGACTGAAAGCGTCACGATAGCAGATAGCCTAGTAAAATCCCCGAGTAGGCTCTTGACCGATGCCTTCGCATCAATCTCTGATACCCTAGCTAAGCGAACCAATCGGGCGTTGAGCGACAGTGGCACAGTCACCGACGACCTAGTACAGTCTGCTACTCGTGTCCTAAGTGATACCGTGACGATGTTCGATGGAGTCTATAAACACGCCGGAATGATCGGGGGCAACTTCCTTGGCGCAATGGGGTATGCGACAGGTGTGATCTACTATCAGGCTCTCTTTTTCTGGGAGTTCATCACCCAGGCAACCCGGCCCAGCCAGCGCCAAGCAGAGATTGTCCTGGCCGGTATTGAAAAAGAGACACTATACGGTGATACAAAAGGTGATATAGTTGTCGCAGGGGTTGACAAAGATCAGATAATAGGGGGGTTAAATGGCTAAACCTCAAACACTCACGCTTAATCTACCCAGTCTGGATACCAGTCCCCAGACATTTGTCTCGACTGACTATACCGTTGCTAGTTCCGGTACGACACTGACCGTGAAAAACACGGCGGCTTTTGCTGCGAACGACTATCTGGTACTCGGCAAACTTGGTACGGAACAGGCCGAGATTGTGAAGATTTCCGCCGTTGGCAGCGACACATCAATCACCCTAACGGCTGCGGCAAAATTCAATCATGCGGCTGACTCGGTTGTCACCAAGATCCCGTATGACAAATTTAGGGTTTATCGTTCGACCACCGGCGTTGGCGGCTCGTATTCGTTACTGTCTGAAGCAGCTATGCAGGTGGACGCCAGTGATCTTAAGAATAAATACTACGATGCCACAGCCGTCAGTCCCTATTCGTACAAGTTCTCTTTTTACAATTCGACCACTACCGTTGAGAGTGCTTTTTCAGACGAGATTCCTTTTGACGGCTATGAAGATTACTCGCTCAAATCCATGCAAGATGCAGTTCTGGAGCTATTTGGCGATGCCAATGAGGAAACGCTGAGCCGTAACGCAATCCGCTACTGGTTTAATGAACTATATCGTAAACTGCAAGTGATTATTACAGGTGGCGATACTCCTTATTTTGTCAGTAGCACCACAATTACCGCAACTGGGGCAACTAGCTATGACCTAAGCTCATACGAGATGATGACGATCTTCCTAGTTGAACTTTCAACTGACGGTGGCTCGAACTACAACCAAACTATTGACCCGGCGGATGCCCGATTTGGGGCGATGGCTGGCGCAACGTCGCTATATAGCTACCGGCTGATGGACGATACATTCTTGCCTAATGCCGCAATCCCCAGCGGTTATATCATGCGCTTCTGGTTTTTCACCGAACCAGAATCACTCACTGACCCAACTGATGAACTTATGCTCCCATTCAGACCGTTAGTAGACCTCTTTGTGAACTGGGGTCTCATGCGCTCTCACGAGAAAGACCGCAAAATGGCGGAGATGGCAACTTACTATCGAGAGGAGATTAGCCGAACGATTCGTGATCCTAACGGTGTGCTAAATAGAATCAAAACCAGGGTTAAACAGGGTAATAAGACCATCACGACCTCATGGGCTGATGAAATGTTCTTTAGGGAGTTCTAATGGAAGATTTGCCATTTCGCGCCTATGCCTTCGGTGGCATGAATCGGGATGTCAATCCGATCCTGATGAAAGACTCAGACCTCGGTCTGGCTCTCAATTTTTACACTAATAAATTTGGCGCAAAGAAGGTTCGATTTGGCTACACGCAACTCCTCGACCAGATTGATACGTCACCAGTTCGCAACCTGATCTACTACAATATGCCTAGCGGTAATAAGGGCATCCTGCGCGTTTCCAACAGCAAGATTTATAAGTATACCTTCTCAGGTTCTACCTGGGGTTCTTCGGTAAGAAGTCTCGGGGTTGATAGTGTCCAGGGTGTGACAACCTTGGCCGGTTCCGTCCCCTATATTCACTTGAGCAATGCCACGGATGGTTACTATACCTGGACGGGCGCGGCCTTCGCCGCCTGGACGATCTCACCGAGCAACAACAAACCAACCTTCCTTGCATCCTGGAAGTCTAGGGTTTTTGCAGATGTGAATAAACTCAGCCTCGCGCAATCGGCTGTTAGTTTTGATCTCAACTCTGGCTACACTACTGACCCATTCACCGCCAACGCCAACGATCCGGCCGGAGGTGGTACGGCATCCATTAGTGCAGGTAAGGATGGCACGATTGTCGGTATGACATCATCAGTAGACCGAATCAATATTTACAAGCAGACCGGCATCACACGCTGGAATGGCATTGATTTCTTCCAGATCCCCTACTATGGTGGTATCTTCCAAAATGCGATTGCCCCGACCCAATACAACACCGATATGTTCCTAGCGACTAACGGCATCTTCCGCAACAACGGTACGACCGCTGAACCAGCCAGTTTCGGGGTAGATAGCGTCATTCGAGACACGCTCCGGGCGCATGGCATTACCGATCCAGTTGGTTTCTCTTTCAATGACCTAACAATCTTCTACATCGGTACAATCCGCATCGGCACAGGCGACCAGGCACTCGATGTGACGAACGCCACCCTCGTCCATCACGAGAAATATGATGAGTGGTACGTCTGGTCGCTCGCCCACGATATGACCTGCTTTAGCTCCTATACCGACCCGACTACTAACGAGCCTGTGTTGATCTCGGGCGACGCCAATGGCAACACCTATGTCTGGGGCGAACAATATTCGAGCGACGATAGCAAGCCCATTAACTACCGCCTCCGTACGAAGTATTGGGACTTCGGTATCCCTGAAACAACCAAGATTTGTGAACGATGGGTGGCGTCGTTTAATACCGGTGCAGGAGCGGAAGTCCAATTCGCGGCTGATTATAGTGATAATTACCAACCACAGAAGGATGTCGAGGGGTTCTTCAAAGAGGGGTTCATGCAAAATATCGACCAATTCAAGACACTTTCGCTCCAGATTCAAGGCTCGACGACGACGGATCGCCCAGAGCTGCTTGGAATCACCGTCTTTTACAAACGCCTCCAGGAGCGGTATAATACCACGAAAAATGCAGCCAGGAAGTAGGCAAGATGCAGACATGGGACGACATACTGCCCAAAACTGGCTCGCTCCTACGGTCGCCATCACTGCCCCAGCCAGCCCTCGCCTACGACGCCTCGTTTGAATCCAATGGTCTCGCGGCTAATCTACTAGCAGGGACGATCACTACCCCTCTTAACCTCGGCGGTAAGCAGACCAGCGGCATCGGGATTGTTCTTGATGGTAACGGTCGCAAGATTGTCACCTACGATGGGATTACCCCAGCCGTAACAGTCAGTAGCGAAGGCATCTTTGCCGGGGCCACCACCTTTGCCGCCGCGCCCTTTAGCGTTGATCTTGATGGCAACGTGGTTGCGAACCAGGCAACTATCGCTGGGACGATCACCGCGAACGCTGGTGCTATCGGTGGATTCAACATCGGTGCGGACTATATCCGAGATGCCGCCAATAGTTTCGGCTTAGCATCGACCGTCACCGCCGGGGACGATGTCCGCTTCTGGGCCGGGGATACGTTTGCTAACCGGGCCAGTGCGCCTTTCCGCATCACCGAGGCTGGTCTAGCCACTATCGTTGGAGGAACCTTCCAGAGCGCAACGAGTGGCAAGAGAATTGTTATATCGGGCAACCGCCTTGAGGCTTATGACACGAGTGGTGTTCTTCGCTTCCGCATCGACAACGACGACTCCAATGGTACGATCCTGTTTTATGACTCAGGTGGGACACTGAAGGGCGGTATTATCGCCTCCGACCTCTCGGCCGGTGCTGGTTCGATGTCATTTGCAGGCGTCGGTGGCTACATTTACTTTAATCAACAGATTAAGACGAACGGTGGTATTGTACCCGAGGTGGATAACGCTGTTGATTCCGGTACGGCTGCCCTGAGCTGGCGAAACATCTATTTTGACACGGCCATTTATGCCAACGGCAATGCAGGCGTCGATGGATCATTCACGACAGTAGATGGCAAGACTGTCACCGTCACAAAAGGCATTATTACCGCGATTGTGTAACAGATATTGGCATGGAAGTAAAATGTACTCATAATAAGGCTGCAAAGGAAGGGATATGGCGAAAGTAATCGACGGTAACAGAATCCAGATTGAAAAAGGCGACACGCTATATGGCATCTATGGCTCGAATTGGCGTGAGCTGAGTGGTTACACTGGCGATCCGCGCAAACTCGCGGTCGGCACAGTCCTGCCTGCACCTGGCGGATCCCAACCAGCACCAGCTCCTCAGCCCGAACAGCAATCCGTACCTGCGTCAGCACCGACACCGCAGCCACAGCAGGCTAACGATGGTCAGATGTCGATTATTCAGCCAGTTAGTAACGAAATTGCCCCGGCTCAACCAGACAACCTGATGCAACAGTATCAGGAGGCTGCATCCAAGCAGCTTGATCCTGCCTTTAAGGAGGTATTGGATCTCTATAAAAAGAGCGTGGCAGACACCAATACGCTCTATCAGGATCTTGCCACACGCACAGAGGCTCGGGAACCGATTGTCCGTCAGATTTATGCCAACCTCGCCAAAGAGCTAGAACTAAACCAGCAGCTTGAAGTCAAACAAGCCCAGCAGATCGGTGAGCAGCGAATTGGTGGGGCTAAAGCAGCGCAGGCTGCTGCCGGTATAGAAAGTGCTCAGGGTTCGTTCCGCGCGCCTGTCACAGCCGAGGAAGATCGCCTCCAGAACTCCATTACTGACATTGCTGGCCGATATAACGTCAAACAGGAAGATGTTGCAGTTAGACTCAAGGGTGATATTGCCGAACTCTATGACCAAGCTGCTGCCTACCGTGCTCAGGGCAAAGAGAAAGAAGTGCAGGCGAGCCTAGAGATGGTCAAGCTGGTGCAGAACCATCAGAACGAGGTCAATGATCTGGCGGCTAAAATGTACAATGCCAAGACCGAAGCTGAAGCCACTGAATACAAGCGGCTTCTTGACGAACTCAAATATACCCAGGAACAGCAGCGGATTGATTTGGCTGAGCGGCGATACGAAGCGCAGCTTGCCAAAGATTCGATCATGCTTGACCAGGCAGAGCGTCGGCTCGATGTTTCTGAGCGGCGAGCGAGTGCGGCGGAAGCCCGTGCTGGCGCAGCCGAATCTCGTGCGATTGATGCTCAAAACCTAGCACTTAAGAAGGATTATGATAGAACGGTCGCAAACGTGACCACCGATGCTCTTGCTTTCTTGGAAGAAGCTGATGTGATGAATGTGAGTGTTCCAGATAAGCTCATATCCAAACAGGAGCTTCAAAAAGCGAAGGATAGAATTATCCAGCTATCTGGTAACGACAAGTATGTAGCCGACCAGGTTCTAAGAAATCTTTGGTCAATGGGCAATTTCAGGGCATGGGACTTTAATGCTAAAGAGATTGGTCTGGAGTAGGCATGGCAAGCATCTACGAAAGATTATTCCAGGGTAGACAGCCAGCGCAAACCGAAAGACAGGATGGTGGCAACTTCCTGGTTGACAGGGTTGATAGCATTAAAACGAACGAGAAGGTTGGTCTCCCCGGAACGCCGCAACGAGAGGCACTCCTTAAGCAGCTCAATGAGCCGACACCAGAGCAGCTTGCGCTTGAAAAGTTGGAGAAACCAGGCTTCTTGAAGCAGCTTGGTCTAGGAGCGTTGGTCGGTCTCAGTAAGACTGTCGTTGAGCCAGCTAAGTTGGTCACGGGCGGTCTATCGTGGTTGAGCGATCAGACAACGAAGCCAGGTCAAGAGATCCGTCGGGAAGCTCCGATCAAATCTATCGACAGATGGTTGGGCAACTACCTCGATGAATTGAAGGTCAATTACAACACCCCAGCCGAGAACATTACCGCAAATATCGTTCAATTCAGTGTCGGTGCTCTGACAGGGGCCACGGAGGCGAGGCTTGCGGTTGCAGGCGCAGCCAACGCCGGTAAGGTCATTACGACAGCTCAGAACATTTCTGGCCCAGCCAACTATCTCATGGCACACCACAGCAGTCCCCAGGAGTGGACGGCTGGCCTATTAGAGATGGGCGCAAACGTCGCTACATCCGGGCAGGGAGCAGGACTGGTAAAAGGATTTGAAAAGATTGGCCTCAAGAACCTAGGCAATGAAGTCGTCCAGCAGGCGACACAACAAGCGGTGAAACAGAGCGTTCAACAGGCTGCCAAGAACTTTGCTGGTGCTGCTGCCCAAGATTTGCTCGCGGCCAATGTATATAACTCGTCGGAAAACTTAAAAGAGAACCGGCCATTTTTTGAGAGCTGGCAGGAGGCTAGTACAATCGGTTTGGCACTCCCGATGGCTCTGCGCGGCGCAACCGCTGGCCTGGAAAAAGGCTTAACGATGGCGCGAAACCGGCAGAATGTCGCTAAAGCAACTAGGGAAACGAGCCGGGCCTATGTGGAGACCAAGCTCAGGAGAAATATCGACAGTATCACCGTGGACGTACCAGCCCGAAACGCTAAACGGGTGGCGAGTGTCCTGGACAAGCTAGTTAAAGAAAATCAGGACACGATTCTAACAGCAACACCCGAGGATCTTTACAAGGCTCGTGGTGTCAAGGTGGAATGGCGTCCGATTGAGGGTAACGGTAAATATATCCATGCCAGTAAAACGATGGTTTTCGATCCACAGAAGGCGACCGACCAGACCCAATGGCACGAGATCGGCCACTACATCTCCTCCTCACTTAAGGAACGGGGTTTAGACGTAGTTGATACCTTCCGCAGTAGATGGGAACCGCTTGTTTCTGATCTAAAATATCAGAACCAAGAGGAGCGTTTCGCTGCTGCTATTGGCAAGGTGATGACCAACCCCGAGATATACGAGCGTAATCCTGAGCTGGTAACACTCGTGCATACCATCTGGGGCGCACC